ATCCCGATCGTGTCGCTCACGAGCCCGATCTGACCGCTGGGGAAGCTGCCTCGAGCAACGCTGAGGATGCCGCCCGTCGGGTCGCCGTTGAGCACATGGATGGAGTGGTCACCACCGATGATGAGGAGCTGATCGTTGTACGGGATCAGCGCGTTCACCACATCGGGGACCGGCCCCGACTGGCTCGCGGCAAGCGAGAGTGCCATAGTCGCCGTGGGGACTGGAGGAAACAAGTCCCAGCCCGTCGGGTCGCCCAGCTCGCTCATGTAAATGTTGTAGGGCTCGCCCTCACACCGTGCGAGCAGGACGCGGCTGCGCCACTCCTCGATGATCCGGGGCCGCTTGGGGATCGTGCCCGCCCCCGCCGACTCCCAATCGCTCACCGTGTTTGTGTCTGGGTCGTAGACCTTCTCCTGCTCGCCGTCGATGTAGTAGACTTTGCCCTGCGAGAACACTGAGCTGATGATCCGCGAGCCCGCGTTGAGCGCCCCCGTGCCATTCGTGACCACCGTAACCGTGTCCGCAACAGGGTCGAGCTTTTTGATGTTCCCCTCGGATACCGCGAGGTACACATTCTCTCGGGGTGCCCCGACCTCTGAGGTCACATCGACGAGTCGCAGCTTGTAGAGCGTTTCCTCGCCATGATCGCTAGCACTCGACCCCACACCCAGGTACAGGAACTCGGGCTCGCCGATCGTGTCATCACCAAAGTCGGTAGCGATGGTGTCGATTGCGCAACAATACCCGAGCATCACCGTGCCGCTCGTGGTGTAAGACCACTCCGCCGCACCGGACGAGTTGAACTTGAACAGGGTCGGGATCGAGTCTTGATCGTACACGGGGACATAGAGGTTCTTCTCGCTGTCCACCGCGAGGCGCGCACCCCTGATTGTCGGATCGTCCGCCGCGTATGACCATGTAGCCCCACCGCTCTCTGTGACCGTCGCCCCGCCGTCCACGAGCTTTCGGATCGTGGTATTCGCCGGAACCGGCTCGCTTGCCGACCCGCCCGACACCGTGTTTCGCGGTCCTGTGCAGTACACACCGTCGTCCGCGTCCGTAACCACCGAGTAGCCGAGACCTTGACCGGCGACCGCCCATCGCAGGGTGCCTGCCGCCGCCGCGTACTTGCTCACGATACCCTCGGCGCTGCTCAGGATATCGACGAACCCGCCGCCGCCGCCACTGCCACCGCCCGAGCTGCCGCCCGATGCGCCTACCGGAGCGGTCGTCACAAACGGGTGCGCGGCCTCGGAACCTGTGCCGTCAGGGAGAATCGCCTGCACGCCGTACTTGTGCGCCAGATACCCCTCAACCTTCTCCATATCGGAGGTGCCAGCACCGCTCGAGGGCGCACCAGACCAACCACCGCTCGGCTGCCCGGACCCGCTCGCGGGGTCGTAGTTGCTGGGCCACTGATACTCGCCCTCGATCACAATCATCTCAACGAGGTCTATGTTGGCGTACTGATTGCCCCACACTGTGTAGCCGATTCGGGTCGCGTCCTCCTGCCGGAAGTCGCCTATCGTAAATCCGCCGTCCGTTGTGTAAAAACCTTTCATACGCCCGTTCACGCGGAAGAACGAGCCCTCGCGGTCGCCTTGCGGATCGAACGCGATCGTCAGAATGCAGATGTCCTCCGAGTTCGTGATCTCGATCCCGCCCGCACGGAAGTCGCTCGCGGGCTCATCCGCACCGCCCGGGCCCGTGTCGTCGTTGATGGTGGGGTCCGTGAACGATGCGTGAAAGGCCCGGCCCGTGGTGTTCTGCCAAACTGTGAAGTATGGTTGCCCACCCCGCTCGAGAACCTTGCCGTAGTCTGAGAGCTGGCTAGGGTCTGCACCCGGGTTGCGGGCCTTGAAGATCATGCAGAGAAAGCTCGGCGTGTTCCCTCTGGGGATCAGCCCGCCGTCGCCGATGATGTTCGTTTCACTGGTGAACCCGGGGTAGAGCCCATCGGCGTTCGTGGTGGTGTCCATGCGCACGCCTACGAACCCGCAGAACGCATTGTTGGTGTATTTGCCGCCGTATGTCGCCGGTGAGTTACCGCCGCCGACCGGCCCATCGCCCCGACTCGCCGCCCGGATGTTCCGCGAGTTGCCCGATTTGTCGAACCAGAAATCGACAATCTCATTGTTGGTGTAGCCCGCGAGATCATCGGCATCGAACCACGCGCGAACGCTCGAGCCCAGCTCGGTCGGCTCCCAATCGATCGTCGTGGTCCCGCAGAGCGCCCCGACGACAACATCATCGCGGGTCTCGTTGGGCTCCGAGGCGACCAGAATCTCGCCCGAGCTGTTTACCGTGATCTGCGTGGACGGGTTGGGGATCGGTCGTGAGTAGTTCACGCTCGGCGAGTCTGCCGGGAGCTGGCTGAGCGCCCGGAGTTCGCTCATACTGCTCTTGTTCACGATCGCGTAGAGGATACCGCTATTGTGGACGATCGAGGGAACCTGCCCCCCCGCATCGTATGTCCAGATGAGATCGAGTTCGTCGGCGTTCAAGGGGTTGGCCTCATACCGCAGAATCTTGCCCGCGTACCGATCGCCCTCGGCGGTCTCGGTGCTCACGAACACCGCCGCATCAGCGCCGAGCGTGATGCACTTGGCGTACTCGTCGGCGAAGGTGAGCGGGAGCTGGACCTCGATGATCTTCGTCCCTGCCGCGTTGTATTTGGCGAGAACACTGGTTCCAGAGATCACCCATATATCGCCGCCCGGTGTCACCGCGAGATCACGCACCCGCGAGTCGCTGGGCGTGGCTTTGGACCATTCGACGAGCGGGCCGCCTGTGCGGGCCGTGTAGTTCGAGAGGCGGACATCCGTGTTGATCGAGATCAGGTCTTGAACGAAGTCGAGGCCGACCACGCCGGTCACGAACTTGGTCGTGCCCGCACGCTGGGCGATCCGCTTGCGTCCATCGATCGGGTCGAGGGGGCGCACATTGATCGCACCCGGGCAGGTGAATGGCTCTTGATAATGGGCCGACCATTCATCGCTGATCCCGCCGAGGGGCATCGGGATTTCTAGGCGTTGGATGCGACTCATGCGGCCCCCTTGTGTGTCGCGGCTCCGAGCGGACGCAGGCCGAACCGCTCGAGGATCGGGGCGACATCGCCCTTATGCCGGTGGACCGTCATCGCCAGCGACCCCGCCGCCACCCGATCGTGATCGAGCGGGCCGTGCTGACGCAGGGCACAGTCGCCCAGCGCGAGCACCGGCTTGCCGTAGACCGCCGCCTCCATGAGACAGGTCGATGTCAGGCCCACCACTGCCTGACACTTCGACATTGCCTCCATGTAGCCAATCTGCTTGCCACTCTGCACCCGCAGGCCGTACTTGGAGTAGTCCTGCACCCCGTTCGGGTGTGGCCGAATCACGAGGCGATCTTGCGGAAAGATCGATTTCAGGTCGGCGACAAACTCCTGCATCGTGTCGTAGGGCGTGTGGTAGAGAACCTGCGTGTCCGCGAAAATCTGCATCGGCACGAGGATGTCCCCGTTATCCTCGCACGGGTGCAGCTCACGCAGCTCCTCACGCTTCTCTGAGAGCCGCCGCATATCTTCGGGCGTGACCCAGCCGAGATCGCCGCAGAGTCTCGAGTCGCCGCAGAAGCCGCACGGGTCGATGTAGAAGGTCTCCTGCTGGGGGAGCATCCCGTACTCCATGAACGCATGAGGGATACCCCGCCGACGGCAGTATCTCGCCGTGAGCGGGCCACGCCCCTGCCACCCGTTCCAGATGAACACGAAGGCGGCGCGTCGCAGCTTCGGGAGCGTCCCGTTCCTCCAATCGCGATGATCGCGAGGGGTCGCCACGAACTCGAGGCCGTATCCCTCGGCGTACCGCTTGAGCACCTTCTGGTAGTCGCTGTCCAGAGTCCCAAAATGGAGTACGGTATCTCTCATGTTGGGATGTCGTTGTAGGTGTGGTTGGGCTCGTAGGAGCGGCCCGTCATGCTGGGGATCGGGCTCTCGTAGGGCACCATATCGATGTCACGCGCCACGGTGCTCTTGTATGTCGCCGATGCCTTGATCGCTGAGACCCTGGCATCTACGCCGCCGTTCATGTTCTCCTCGTACCCGTACACCACCGCCCTGAGCATCTCGAGGTAGAGCGGCTCAACGAAGTCGGGAATGGCGACCAGCGTGCCCGCAGCGTCCCCGGACGCGATTTCTGTCCAGCCCGCCCGGTACTTGAGCATCAGCGCCCCGGTCAGGTTCGCGCTCGGGGTCGGGTGCAGGAACAGGCGAAGCGTGACCGCGTTGAGCGCACCCACATTCGTCCCGACATACCCGTAGTAGCCGGACGGCTGCGTTCCCTGCTTCTCGTTCTGGATGAACCGATCGAAGTCCAGCAACACGAACTCCTCGCCCAACGCAGCGGGCGTGATCGTGTGCAGACGCAGCAGGTCGCTGGGAAGATCGACATACGCCTGACTCGCGACGAAGTTGAGCGTAGTGCCCGCCCGGTTGAGCCAACGCCAGCCGTACAGGTTGCAGAGCAGGATGCCCGCCTGATTGATGTATTGCAACGCCGACAGCGGACCCGCGTTCCCGGATGCGGGAACATCGAGATCGTTGTCCAGAAAGGTCTCGAGCTGGGCGCGGGTGAGTGACATATCAAAATGGCTGCCCACATTTCTGAGGGCAAGCCACGCACGAGGACGACACGGCCTCGTTCATTCCGGTTTAGGCAGCGCCCGCACCGTGGATACCGTCGAACAGGACATCACAGAGCGTCCCGCTCGTGGGGGTTGTGATGGTCTCGAGGGCAATGCCCACCACCTTGTCACCCGAGGCCACATTAGCGGTCAGGGTTCCGTCAGTGGCGACCGTGAGAGGAAGGCCGGGGGTGATGTTGCCGCTGCTGATCTTGCAGAGCGCCTTGACGCGGCCCTTGTAGACCGCATTGCCCACCTGATCGTCGCTGATCGCTTCGGCGCAAACACAGAACAGGCCGAACTTGAGTTCGGTTCCCGTGTCCACGGGCGCGACGATCGAGGCGAGCCCCGATGTTTCCACGCCTGACTTATTCGATGTCACCGCCGCGTCACTGTTGGCGAGGTCGAACATGCCGACATAGCCGACCGCCCTATTCCCGCCGCGAGCAACGACGCGACACTTCTGCTGCCAACCCTCGAGGCCGACTGTGAGCTGTGCTGCTGTGTTTCCAAGCATTTCGTATCTCCTGCGGCTTCGCGCCGCCGTGTGAGTCTGTTTCAATAAGCCACGCTGTCAGATTCGGCTTATGCCACAGGTGACAGGATGCCGTGACGACGGAGCGAGGGAGTCCAGAGCTGGCACCAGAGATGCACGGCCTGACGGTACGCGCCGTCGGTGTTTGCGATTTCCTTGACCTTGCCCTTCGTGAACATCTTGTTCGCGTAGAACTTGGGCCACATATAGTCCAGGTTCAGGCAGTAGTAGCGAGCACCGGCCTTGCTTGCGTTCGCCGAGGTGACGAGCACTTTATTGACACCACCGCCGTCGTCATACAGCTCTTTGTTGTCCAGCTCGCGGTACTCCACGACCGGGACACCAGCCGAGGACGCGACCGCGAACGCACCATCGTTGCGTGCGTCGGGCGAGAACAACTCGCCGTTCTGACGGAACGCATTGCGGAGCTGGGTCGCCCCGGTCTCGCCGGTGATGATCGCGTGCGATGCGATCGGGGTCTCCTTCTGGTAGTAGTTCTGCCACATGCTCGGGGGCTTGAACTTGAGTCGGCGACCCATCAGCTCGAGCTGCGCCACGATGTTGTTCGCCACCGACATATCGCCGACATTCGCACCCGCCGCGTCGTAGGTCAGCCGCTCACAGTTCCACGCGGCCTTAGTCGAGGGGCTGAGACCGTTGATCGTGGTGTTGTCGCCGTTGGTGTCGTTGAAGCCCGAGTAGAGCCCGTTGGTCTCCTCGTTTACGAAGAAGTTGATCGGGCACATCTTGGGCTTCTCGCTGCCCGATGCGTCCGCGAGGTTCTCCATCGTGTTGATGTCTGGCTTCGCGAACAGCAGATCGTCGAAGTTCTCCATCATGTTCACATAGAGCGCCTGCTCCTTCTGATACATGACATCCTTCACATATGTCATCAGGGCATCTTTCTTGAGGCCCTGGACATTGGTGTTGTGGACGATTTCAGTCTCGTCCCAACGCAGGTCGGCGATGTAGTACGCCCAATGCTTGGAGATGTCATCGCCGGTCTGCGGGTTGTTGAACTCACGCTCAACGCCCGGACGGGTTGCCTCGAGGACATTGCGAGCGTCAAGGAAAATACGATCCTTGATCTTCGGTCCCTGATCGATGATCTGCTTCTGCCCCTTGCCCGCGAGGAACAGCGAGGAGATGTAGTTATTCCTCGAGATATCCTCGATGATCTTCTTCGGGCCGGTGTCAAATCCGACGGATGTACTACCCGCCACGGTGTTGTAGAGCTCAATCACTTCAATAGTCATTGCCCATACCCCTTGTCGTATAGGCATCCTGCCACGATTCGTTTATGCGGCCCACGCGGGCCGCGATCACTCACTTCTGCGCCTGTGCAAATGCAGCATCAAACGCAGCTTTGAAGTCGTCGTGAGGAATCGTGTCGTCTTGGACCGACTTGCCTGTGCTGGGCGAGCCGGATGATTTGTTTCTGCGCACCTTCTTGGCGCGATCGGTGAACTCTTGGTGTCGCTTGCCGCCCCAAAGACTCAGCGCCGCGTTGCGGATCAGCTCGGGGATACCGCCCTCGAACTTCATGCCGCTCTCGTGCATCTTCACGGCCTTCGCCATGAGTTCCTTGCGGCTCGCGGCGCTGCCGATCTCGGGGTAGATGTCCTTGAGCTTGTCCGCTTCCGCGTCGGCCTGCATCTGGGCGAGGTAGTTCTGTTGCTGGGCGATCTTCGCCTCGAGCGATTTGACATGACCGCCGCCGCTGATCTTGGATGCGACCGCGATCACCGCGCTAGCGATATCGTCGGCCTCGTCGCCGTTCCATCGCCCGGTCTTTGTGAGCACAGAGACAGCCGCCTCCTTGAGCTGGGCGCTGTCAGCGGTTTCTGATGGGGTGTCGGCGGGCTTCTCGTCCTGAGTGTCGCCAGCGGGCTCAGGGGCGAACTTGCCCGCGAGCTTCATGGCGACCGACTTGGGCATTTCTTCGATTTCTTCGGCGCTCAGGCCGTTCTCGAGCAAGACCTCGGCGGTCTTGGCCCACGCATCCGCGTCGGCTTCACCCTCGGGATCGTCGCCGTCATCGCTGTCGTCGCTGTCGTCGCTGTCGTCGGAATCGGAAACAACCTCGGCAATGGGCTCTTCGCCGTCGCCGTCGTCGTCGTCGTCGTCGAACTCGTATTGATCGAAAACCGCCTCGACCTGCTCATCGAAAGTCTCGCCCGGAGCAAGCTCGGGGGTGTCCTCATCAGTGATGTTGGTGCTGAGTTCTTCGTTCGGCGTGTCGCTCATATCGATCGTCCTTGATCGCTGTAGCGTCCTGCCGGGGGAAGTTGTCAACCACAGGATACCATATCCCGGGGTCCGTGTCACTCATTCCAGACGAGTTTTCTTTTGGTGGGATTCGAGTTGTTTCGGGCCATATACTCGCGGACATCCCGCTCGGACTGGAATACCGGCCTGCCCTCGCGGTCGTAGCTCGAGGCATCGGGGTCGCCCGGGGCCAGCGATCGGCTCGCAAAGGGCCGAAAACCCACCTTTGCCCCCGGGATCGAGGGAATCCGCCGCAGGGACTCGCCCTCATGCTCGATGATCTGGCCGATGCTGGGCAGATCGGGATCGTTGCCGTTGAAGAACACTTCCCGATACTCGCCGTCGATGTTGAAAAACTCGTAGATTGGCATCAGTGCCTCCGCATTGCTGGGCGTTCATTCACAAACACAAGCCCGTTTTCCCGCATGAACTCGCGTTCCATCGAGCTTGACTCGCGCACATCTTTGGTCAGTCCCGGATCAAGCCGCAGCCCGTAATCCTGAAACACCGTCGCCCAATACACCCAATCTTGGCAGTTGACATGATGATGCCCGCCCTTGCCCGGAGGCGCAGCGGTCACGATCGCATACTCACACCGAGCAAACAGCGGCATCACATTGGGCAAATACTTTTCTTCGAGATGCTCCAAAAACTCAACAGACCATGCAAGATCAAACAAAGGAGCGCCAGTATCAACTCCGTGCTGAATGCCCAGCGGCGTGCCAGTGGTGAAATCGTGACGCACGATCCAGTCCCGAACGGGCAGCGCGGGGTCTCCATCGATCCCGATCGCATTGATGATTCCCATGCTGCGCGCCCACCCCACTTGTCCGCCCGGCCCACAGCCAATATCGACCATGGTTGTGAATCGCCTTTGTACCGAGAGTTGCAGGCATTCAAGCGCCCCGCCGTCAACATGCGTCCGGTTCATATGCCCGCCAAGATGCGGGGGTGTCTCGATCGTCATCGTGTCGCCCTTTCCGGGTGTGCAGCCCGTTCAATCTACTTCGCCCTTCACTGCGGGAGTGTGTACGAAAACGGCCCCGTTGCCAATCTCGCCATTCGTGCGCTCATTGTGTCCGCAAACGACGGCCCAACCCGAACCCCGGCAGCCAGAGCACGCCGCCGCGCCGACTCCTCGCTCTCAACCCGTAAACCGAGCGATTTTCGGTGCTGGCGAACAAACTCGGATCGGAGCCGGTTTACGAGATCAAGAATCTCCGTCGCGCCTTTGCTTTCGGTGAAGAACTGTTCGTTCATTGAACCACTACCTTCTTGCCCTTGCATGTTGGGCAGGTTCGTATCTCAGACTCACCGACTAGACGAAGCATTGATAATCCTCAAGTAGTCGTCCAATGATCCGCCCCTGATAGATCAACGCTTCACCCTGCCTACTTTCGTGAACCATCGCACCCATAACGCGGCAATAGTGGAAACCCTCATCATCACCAGTCCGGCACGCATTGAACACATGCTCACGAACGCACATGCGCCAATAGTCGCTGGTCCACTCGCGTTCCATCCGCACAACGGATCGCAGCAGACACACGAACGCGACAAGACCAAGCAAGTTCGCAACTAGCAACCACAGCATCACGCCACCCCCTGCGCCTGACTCAAGATCGATCCCATCATCTTGCCGACCGTCTGCCGCTCCTGGCCGCCCGTGTTGCCGAATCCGGCATCGATCCCCAGCCCCGGCGTGCTCCCGCCGCCCTGAGCGGGAACGCCCATGAGCTGACTCGCCATATCCAGGTCCACGAGCGAGCCGAAGTCGGGCATGTTCATCGTGTCACCGATCACCGTGAACAGCCGATCCCAATCGACCTCGGGGAACTGGCGAACCATCGGGAGGAGCTGGCCGATCAGACTGATCGCCTGCATCATCCGCTGCTGATTCATCGCGTCGTTCACGCGCTCCATGCTCGTCGGCTCGATGTCCACAGTGAACGAGCGGAACGCCCGCATGTCCATATCGCCAGGTCCGCCCACGAACACCGGCATCTCAAAGCCGCTGACATCCGCGCCGTCCGCGTCGAGGGGCATCTTGATCTCGTCATCCGCGAACCCATACCACGCGACTTTTTGGAGCACCTGCCTGACGAACTCGTGGAAGTTGTCGATGATGTGCCCGCTGATCGTCTGCATCGCCTGATCTGCGAGCGCGTGCTCGGTCGCCGTACCGTCGCCAGTAACCTCGCCCTGCGCCGCCGCGTCGAGCCCGCTCATGCGCTCAAGCTCGCTGCGCGTATAGGCGATGTTCCTGAGCTGCTGATCCGTCACGCCGCCGATCTCGACGACTACGGGCTTGGCATCGGAGGGCATACCCGGCACCGTGATGATCTGATTTCGACCGACCGCCGCCTGCTTCGCCGCCGCCTCGAGATCGGTGCCACCCGGCACGAGCACGACCTTGCGGTACTCCGAGCACGAGCGATTGGCGTGGCCGACCATCTCGCGCATGAGGTTCTCGTGCCCTCTGGTCAGTGTGAGCGGGCCGAGGGGCCACACCTGCTTGGGCACGCTCATGTAGCCGCCCATCGCGTAGGGGCCGCTGGGGGGGCCGTAGTAGGGTCGCGGCTCGCGGATATGAGCTGCGCTCTCCTCGTTCGCGTCCCACCCCAGCGTCATCAGTGTTCCGTGGAACCCATCTTCGGGGCCGACATCCTCATCGTGGACCTTCTCGGGAATCCAGATATCGACGAGCTGCACCTCATTGCGGTCGAGCACCTTGCCGTCGCGCTCGTCGTGCTGAGTCTTGACGAGCGACTTGTTCTCGGGGCTCATCCGCTCGATCAGCCCGACATTCCAGCCCTCATCTTCGTCCGCCGCCTTCGCCTGCTCGAGCAGATCGTCCTTGTCGCAATGCCACATATGCCCGACGAAACGAGCATCCTCGATGCGCTGACAGTACGGGTCCACGATGCACCGCCACGGCGAGATCGGCACATACTCGGGCAGGTAGCGCTCGGCAGCGGTGTCCATCGTGGGATCGCCGGGATGCTTCTTGCGCGTGACCATGCCGAAGCACCAGACGAACGAATACTCGACCGCAGCGGTCTTGAGCTTGCTCGCGAGGTTCTCTGACTTCACCCACACATTGAGGAACGCCTGCAACGCCTCGGCGTGCTGCTCGATCTCGCCCTGTGCGCCGTCCATCGCCTTGCGGGTCTTGACGAGCGTTTTCGGGTTGCGATGCACCAGACGAGGCAGCATCACCGAGAGCCATATGCCAGCGTGGTTTACGGTCGATTCCTCGACCGCCGCCTTGCCGTCATACGCCTTCGTGTGCATCGACGCGATCATCTCCGACAGGTTCGTGAGCTTCTCATCACGCCTGTCAATCGCGTTGTTGATCTCGTCATAGAGCTTCTGGGGTTCGGTCGTGAATGCCATTCGCTACGCTCCGTTGGGTTGAGCGTCCTGCGATTTGCTTTCTTTCTGGCTCGCCTTCTTTTCGGCGAGCTTCTTCTCATGCTCCGCGAGCTTGATGTTGCCCGCGTCGTGACTTGCACCCGAGTCAGGATAGTAGCGCCGCTGAGAAGGGGTTGGATTCTTGATGATCTCCACCGATATCGGTGCGTCGATATCCATCTTGAGGATGTGGTTCTCGAGCGACTTCGCCCTGACAAAAACACGCTGAGTAGTATCCGTGCGGTTCGGAGGTATCTCCATGCACAGCCATTGCTCACGAGCCAGTTTGGTTGAATACACGATGTCGTCCTTGAGTGCTGCGGCATCCTGCCTTTCTAGCGTTCTAACTCGCTGTCCCATCTTATCATGTACGGGGGTCAGGTGTCCCCGTATTTCTCCACATATTCACCGAACTCCTCGGCGCTCATCTTGTCGATGTTCTCCTGCTTGAACGCCTGAGCCGCCTCGAGGGTGCCGGGCCTGCGCCCGTATTTCGTTTTCCAAATCTCGGTCAGGATGTACCTCATCGCATCGCACCCGTGATCCACGCACCCGGGATCGGGCTCGTTCTTCGCGGGGCGGTCCTCCTTCTGCTCGGCCCAGACATAGCCAGGAATCTCCTCGACCACGCCGACGGGGAGGTTCTGGGCTCGGTGGATCGGGCATTCGTACCGCAGCGCCCTCGAGCTGAACCGGACCACTGTGGGCCGATCGCGATCCGGGTCGCCCATGAGGTCTTTCACCAGTTCAATGCCCGCTGACACGCTCCCCTTGCCCTTCTGGGCTTTCTGGACGAGGTTGTGCCCGTCTTGGCCCTTCCTCCATCCGAACTGCTCATTGAGGTACTCGATCAGGTCCGTGCGGTGATCCGCGACACACTTCACGAACCCGAACTCCTCGAACGCCCCCTTGACCCACTCGGCCATGGTCTCGAGGCGGACCTTTGCCCCGTACCACTCCGCGAGCATATCGACATAGCGAATACCGCCCTTTTCGCACACACCCCATACTTGAAGATCGGTCGCGTCCAGATGCCCGAAGTCGATCCCGCCCATGAAATAGTCGTACTCGAGCGCGTTGATCCCATGCGGCATCTCCTCGGTTGGCTCGCCCGGGTCGAACACATGCACCGCCTCGTCGAAGTGCGGGTAGATCGCGCCCTCAGCCGAGCACCACTCGCCGTCCTTGAGCCGCCGCCGCATCACGCCCGAGAGCTGATCGAGGATCATCATGTATTGACGGCCCTTCGCCGTCCACTTCTTCGTCGTGGGGTTGAAGTAGGCCGGGTTGTGCCAGTGCTTCGTCTTGACCCGCTCCATCCGCGTGCCCTCGCGGTCTGGTCGCCGGTTCAGGAAGTGCGTGGTGTTCCCCGGGTTGGTGTCGGTGATGATCCCCTTGAACGGCGTGCCCGAGTTGCGCATCGCCCGGTAGAGCGATTGGTACTCGTCCTCCTTGAACTCGATGCCCTCGACCACGAGCGCGAAGTCGTACTGCGTGGAGAACAGCCGCGTCGGGTTGTCCATGCCCGCGATCCGCGTCACCGATCGCCCCTGCCTGACATCCCACGAGTATTCGTTGCGGTGTGCCCGGCTCGGCCCCTTGAGCAGAATCGGGTGATCCGGCCCGAGAACATCGTCCTCGAACACCTGCATCCACGAATCCGTGAGCGAAACACGGGTCTTTCGGATCACCACCGACCGCATCCGGGGGTAGCGCTGGTGCATGGCCTCGAGCAGCACGCCCTCGAAGAAGGTTTTGCCGGTGCCCGCAGGCCCCTCGAGCGACCACTCATAGAACGGCAGCACCTCGTCCTCGTCCTCGCCCGGTCTCCACATGGGATCGTGAGACATCAGCTCACGCCAGATGTCGCGGTACGGGCCGACGAGCTGAATCGTCCTTTTGCTCATTCTCCGGGCCTCTGTCCGGCGTGCAGCTCGACCTCCACGATCTCACGGGTGCGGCCTGTCTCCTCGTGCTTCTCGGGCCGGTCAGCGAACTTCTTGGGGTGCATCCTGCCCAGCACCCACTTGCGGGTGTCGATGCGAAGCCGCGACCGCTGCACATGCTCGCCGTTGAGCTTATATAGCACCCCGCCCGCGCCGTCCACGCTCTCTATCCAGTCGTTCGTGCCGTCGTCGGCGATCTCGAGCATCTCGTCGAAGATTCGGTAGGATCGGCCCAACTGCGCCGCGTCGTAGCGATTGGCGAGGTCGTGGGTTGCGTTGAGGCGGCTGTCTGAGAGCCACTGATAGAACGACCGCTCTGCGGGTGCCTGCGCCGCATCGGCGGGCTCCTCGTGCCTGAACACCGACCTGGCCGACCGCCCCTCGTACATCTGCTCGATCACATAATCGAACTTCTCGAGGTGGAATCCGCGACCCTTGCCGTCACGAAGATCGATCACCAGCTCAACAAGCTGGGTGCGCGACAAATCCTCGATCTTGCTGCGTGCGTCCTGCCCCATGCGTTCCCCTGCTTAGCGTGTCGCTTTGGAGATCGACACTTGGGCGTTCTGCATGGTCCCGTTGCCGCCCGTGCTCTTATACTTCCAGCGGCAGTTTCGCAGCGCCCTGGTATCGACGACAAGCGCGAATGTGTTGTCTACTGACAACGCCGTGACCGCGAGCGAAACTACTTCTTCACTGAGCACCCCGTCAGCGTCAGCACGGTACAGGTCGTGCCATGCCCCCGTGTCGCCCTCGACTTGGAGCGTGAGATCGATCTGCGTGTTGCCCGTGCCCGCGTCATAATCGAAGATGAAGAGCATTTCATCGGCGAATGACGCATCGAACTCGTCGGACCTCGCGGACCCGTAGCTCGTTGACACGCTCACCGCCGCCGCTTGGATATCTACTAACTCGTATGATGTGCTTCCCATTTTTCTACCTCACTGCCTTTCTGCCGATGATCGAACCGAAACTGATTGTTTGGGCCACCCGTGAACCGTCGATAAGGCCCGACTGATCGCCGCCGACGGTCACCAACGATCCCCCCGCAGAGGTCCATGTGCCCCAGAAGGCGGCTTGGCTGTTGGTCTGGGCATACTCCTGCTCGATCCATGCACCAGACACATCTTCTTTGAAGCCGATGCCTTCGTTCAGGTCGCCCTTGTAGAACTGCACATTAGAGTCTGTACCAGCAATCGTCAGTCTGTTGCTCATTCCAGCACTCATTGTGGTGCCGCCAGTGTCGCTGGCTTCAAGAACGCCATCAAGCCATATCTCAGCGGTCGTGGCCCTCTTGACAAACGCAACATGATGCCACTGCTCGTCAACAACATTGACTGTACCTATAAAATCATGCATGGGGACTCGGGCCGGGTTGTACACGATGAACCGAAGCCGTCCGTGCTCGGTACGCTGCATCACAAACTGATAGTCCGGGTATTTGTTGTTTGCGAAGAAGGTCTGCCTGTTTGTATAGCTACCCCCGAACAACTGGGATACGCCCAAATCTCGGAACCAGCATGAGAACGAGAAACTGTCCAAGCCGGACACATCGAAGTTGGACACCCCGATGGGCCAAGTGACAGTCTGCGACAACGACCTGTCGAAGTTCATTCCGTCCCCGACTTTGCCCGCCACACTCACAGGGGAGTTGTTCTGCGTCCCCACCGAGACATTGCCGAGGCGGTCAACGCCGTCCATCGCCGGTAAGTAAATATCTTGTGCTGCCTTGTACGCATTGTACGAGCCGAGTGCATCACCGGGTGCAACCGTGCCGTTGCCAGTGACAGGCGGGTAGATGCGAAGCACCTGCGTCCCGCTCGTCGCCAGTGTGCCCGACCACTTCACACGCAGCCAGCCGGAGCCCACAGGCGATCCGTGTGTGTAGTCGATCCAGTCACAGGCCAGTTCTGTCCCATCATCTTTAGCGGCACGACCATTGGTCGCGTCGATATTCTCCGCCGCCGCCCACCATGCTGCCGACATACGCGACAGATCCACCATGAGGGTGAAGTCTGTCAGCGCCGACGATG